ACACGAACACGGGAGGTGCCAGTTGGTTGGCGAACATCGCCAGGGGAGCGTCTTAAAAAATGGTAGGCAACACGCCTACCTAACTTGTCGAACTCAACACCGAAGATGATCTCGTTGCCATTGGACAAGGTCTCACAGTGCGATAATGGTAGTTGCTCAGATGGCAGCAACTGAAGTTGAAGTGGAACTGAAAGCCCATCCTGAGGACGTCTAGAGCGCAATCGAAAGAAACATTCTCCCGCCTCAAATACGCCGCGTGCCGCCATGGATTGAAGACCGTAAAAATCTGTCAGACCATCCGCGTCCGCCTCATCGGTCCAGGCAAGCCACAATCGTTGAATGCGATCCTTGAGCTCTGCATCTTCAATCAGGCTGGATGGTTTGATGCCAGCACCAATGGAATGGGCGGCAAAGCTCGATGCTGCATTGGACGCATAAGGATTGTTGCGGACAAGATCGCGAGATCGAGCGCGCAGGACATCACCACCTTGGCGAACGGCCGCATTGATCCCTTCGGATCCTGATCGCCAAGACGACAAGCGGCGGGCCATCTGCGCGCCCTCAAAGCCCATCGCCCTGATTTGGCGGATTTTTGAGTGCCTAAACAGGGTGCGTAAATTCTGCAAAAATGGCATCGCTTAATAGCCCTTGGAGGTAAAGGTTCTGATCTGGCGCACGGGTTCTGTGCCGTTAAGCTTTGAAAGCTCCCGTTCCAGGTCCCGAATTGCCGCGACAATTTCACTGTCGCCCCGGTATTCAATGGTCTTGCCGTCATAACTGACCCGGGCAACGCCGCTGGCCCGTTGAGACTTCAGTGCCTCGAGCTTTGCCGTGATTTCTTCCGTGGTCGCCATAGCTTTACCTGTTCATGTATCCGCTTGTGATCACCCGGCGGCGTGAGGCACGCGGCCTTATAATCTGACCACCTTGTCGGGTCTGCGGGGCTTCCACGGGCTCAATGCTGTGATCATCACTGGGGTGGATGTTCAATTGGTCTTCTAAATGTTGCCACCGGGCGTCCGACCAACGATCGGCACCAATGATCCAGGTGGCAGCACGGGCATAAACGCGGCAATCCAAGGCCTCATTGCGGTCGCGCAGTTTCTGCCACTCAAGGCGGGTAAAGCCGCGTTTGGTACGGACCGTCACCAGTTGCTCGGCGACCAGCTGTTTGATCCACTCGGTTTCAACCCAAGTGGGCAGATGAATAGAGCCTTGCGGATAGGTCGCACCGTCCGCCCGTTCTTCATCGGTCGGGCGATCCAATCTCAGGAACCGATAGGTCTCGGCCTTGAAGGTGGAAACCGCGACGGTCCAGAGACGCGCACCCCGGCGCAGGCGTTTACCGGCATTGGTGCTATCCACGTAAGTGGGCCCCGAGACCGGGCTTGAACGGTTAAACCCTTCAACGCCCTTAACCGGGGCCACTTGTGCGAACCCAGCCTTGCGGGCCCAGCTGTAAACCGTCGGGGTTTCATAACCGGTATCGATGGCCAGCTTGGAAATCCGAAGAGCCGCTCCGGTCTCATGGGACCAGGTTTGACCAAGGAGTTCACTTAACGCGCTCCAGGCACCGGCATCGCCGGGACCACCCTCGATCACGATGTGATCAATGAGCCAGCTTTCCAGCCCACGGCCCCAGGCCCATACATCGATTTCAATCCGGTCTTTTTGAACATCGGCACCTGCGGTCAAAAACAAACCACCGGTTGGCACCGATCCCGTCTTCCACGCTATGCGCCGGTCATAAATCCGCTGCCAATCCGGGGCCTCACCGGTTTCTTGCCAGGTCTCACCAAGGTCTGTGTTTTTGGCCGATTTTAACGCTGCATCATTGCCCTGTGCGGCCACCCAAGTGGCGGCGATTTCGGCCCAGCTGCGCCAACCAATGGGGCTGTACAAACTGGACAGATGAAAACCGACAGTTTTACCGTTGCCGCTTTCTGGCTTAGCCGTTGCCCGCCAGGCCCCGCGTTCCAACATCCACGTCTTGTGGTGCTCTTGAATATGGCCTTCGCAATCTTCGCAAACATAATGTGCGGTTTCTGGTTTTCCCTTGTCCCATTTCAGGTGCTCAAACTGAAGCCACTGCATGTGTTTGCAATGAGGACAGGGGACAAAATACCGTCGCTGATCCGTCGCCTCAAACTCACGCTCAATCCGGGACACGCCTTTGACGGTCGGCGTTGAGACAATAAAAATCTTGCGCCGGGCAAAGGTCCGCGTTCGGGCTTCCGCAAGGGCCACCGGGTCGCCTTCGCCCCCGATGTCACCCAGATAACCATCGACCTCATCCAAAAACAAATACCGTACCGGCATCGAGCGAAGCCCCACCGCCGAGTTTGCTCCGGTCAAAGCCAGCATGCCGCCGGGGAACGATTTGGTCAGCATGGTGTTGCCGGAATCACGAGACCGGGATGGCTTGACCAGCTTTGAGAGAATTTCACTTTCCTCAATCAACGGATCAATCCGCTGTTTTGAATTTCGCTTGGCCATGTCCAATGATGGCAATACCGCCAGCATGGGACCTGGCGCATGGTGGATCACATACCGCATCCAGTTGTTACCGCATTCTGAAAACCCAACCTGAGCGCCCTTCATCACCACCACCCGTTCCACCGGGGACGAAGGTGACAGGCAATCCATGACGTCTCGCAAATACGGTGTTCGACTGGTGCGCCATTGGCCGGGTTCGGCAGCCCCCTTGCCTGACAATCGGCGGTGCTGATCGGCCCACTCAGAAACCGTCAACAACGGATCCGGTCGCAGGCCGTTGTCAAAGGCCGTGCCAAATATTTTAGACGCGCTTGGGATCACCGTGACAATTCTTCCAGCGCCGTACGAAGTTCTGTCATCAGCATGTTATGCACCCGTTGTTTATCGGTCTCCGCTGCCAGCACGGCGGCCAGACGTTCAGGGATATTCATCAATGCATCTCGAACAACTCGAGCCTTGTTGAAGGCAACCAGTTTCACATCGTCGGCATCCACGTATTTGCCAGCCTCAACCTTGGCCTTGATCTCGAGAAGCTTGGCCCGCTCGACTTCGCTCTTGATGCGGGTTTTAAGCAGCAGGGTCGGCAGGTCGTTGCCGGATTGAGAAAACGTTGGCGCATATGCAGCACTTTGGTTGCCGTCAGTACCCGGTACCGGAACAGGGACATCATCGTCATGTTTGGGGCGACGCTCGGCTCGGGCCGGATCCCGGATCGCCGCAAGGGCAACATCCGCCTGATCCACATCCACCTTTTTGCCGACGAGCTGAATGATGCCCTTGGCAACCATCTGGCCTACGTATTGGCGCGACACGCCACGTTTTCTGGCATATTCCGCCTGACTGATCAGCATTTATGTTCCGCCATCCTGTCATCGGTCGATCCCGATTAACCGAACGCCCGACCATCGCCGTCCAGCGTTGCTTTGAGCCCGGTAAATTCCTGCCACCGTTTGACAATGACGTCTGCGTATTTTGGGTCCATCTCTATAAGCCTGCCGCTTCGCCCCGCTTTTTCACAGGCGATCAGCGTTGTGCCGGACCCACCAAATGGATCAAGAACGATGTCACGGGACTTCGAAGAATTACGCACGGCGCGTTCCACCAATGCCACGGGCTTCATGGTCGGGTGCAAATCGTTTTTGTGGGGCCGGTCGATAAACCACACATCCCCCTGGTCTCGGGCTCCGCACCAAAAGTGATCCGTGCCTTCTTTCCAGCCATACAAAATCGGCTCGTACTGGCGTTGGTAATCGGAACGACCCAGCGTAAATCTGTTCTTGGCCCAGATGATAAAGGTCGACCAGTGGCCCCCGGCGTCAACGAAGGCTTTTTGCAACGTGTGCAGTTCCGACGATGACATGCAGATGTAAATTCCGCCCTTGGTCACACTGACAATGTTGACGCAGGCGTCATACAAAAACGCTTCAAACGCATTGCCCAGGTTATCATTTTCAATACGGCGATCGGTTTTGCGACTGGCCCCGCCTGCATAATCCACATTGTACGGTGGATCACAAAAGGTCAGATCGGCTAGGCCGCCGTCCAGCACCCGCTCCACATCACTCAATAGGGTGGCGTCACCACAAAGCAGGCGGTGATTGCCAAGCAACCAAAGATCACCCGGTTTTGAAATCGGCGCGTCAGGTGTTTCTGGTACATCATCGTCGTCGGTGTTGCCTGCGGGCTCTGTGTCGGCATTCAACAACCGATCAATCTCATCAAAATCAAATCCCGTCAGCTCGAGGTTAAAATCCTGAGCCTGCAGGTCCTCCAGTTCGAGGCGCAGCAGATCTTCATCCCAACCTGCGTTTTCGGCCAATTTATTGTCTGTCAAAACCAACGCCCGACGTTGCAGCTCTGACAGATGGGACAGATAAATTACGGGCACGTTCTCAAGCCCCATTTTATGGGCAGCCATCAAACGACCGTGGCCTGCGATGATCACATTGTCGTCGCCCACCAGGATTGGATTGACGAAACCAAACTCGGCAATTGACCCTGCGATTTGAGAGATTTGCTCGTCAGAGTGGGTCCGCGCATTACGCACGTAGGGCACCAGTTGATCGACCGGTTTGTGTTCGATTTTGAGATTCATGATGTTCCGCTAAAAGACAAAAACCGCTCACACCCAAAATGGTGGAACGGCTTGGAGGCTTGCTTGACAAATGAAGGGCCGGTTGACAGCTCACTTGACAATTTCTCGACCGCAGATGCGCCAAAACCCTCAGAAAACAGCGGTTTCGTCGTCAGTCTGTCAAGCGATTGTCAAGTAAGTTTCAGGCTCAGACGGTAGAGATATGCCGCGCTGAAGCCCCCCGTATAGGATATCGGCCAGGAAGGACCCAATATATCAAAGGGTTAGCGGGGCGTCGCATCCCAGGGGTTTTTCCGGGCGCGTTTTTCCCAAGTCTGATAAAAATATAGTCCTATTTTCGGCATCTGTCTCACCTTGCGATGTGTCACCAAAAAGTGTGTCACTTTACGATTTCTATTGACAGCCTTTGAGCGTTCTTGATCACAAACGACCGGGATCGCTTCGTGGGCACACGTTGGCCGTTAAGCCGAAGGGCAAGGACACTGAGCGCAAAATGCCACCGCCGTATTGCCGTAGAACGACTAACACCAAAGCGCCAGCAGATACCCTTCCACGGCGTTCTCTCAGCCCGCATCCAAACCAAACGGGCATCCTCTGCGTCCAGATGATTCATCCACGTCAACGTCTCGTCCATGCGCGAGATCGATGCAGCTGATGGCGGAGGACGACGCATAGGGTCAGGCGTTTGCCCGACCTTGTCAGCGAAGCTTTGGACCATGTCAGGCCAGACGTTGAAATACCCTTGCACCTTTTGCTCGGGCAACCGTTTGAGCACGTCGGCGGCCTCCTCCAGACGATCCTCCACCAGGGATGGCGTCCAATCAATCATGCTGGTTCTCCACATTGTCTCGTCGCCTGCCATAGAGCTTTTCACCGACCTGGCGGATCAGTTCTTTCTCTGGCCAGGTCAGTCGGTCATCTTCAACCGACACAGCCAGCATGCCCTGGTCCTGCCAGCCATCACGTTTGACTTGGTCAGGAGGACGGCGATTGCCGCCATAACCTTGGGGATGCCATTTCATGATTGCACCTCCTTGAGACAGGCGGCGTAGCCTGCCACATCGATGATGGAATCATCATGGTTCGGGGCGTGCACCAGCCGAGCCATCTTGAGATCGATCAGGCACAACGCCACCTGCGCAGGGGTCACCTCGGTGCTCAGCACCAGCGTCCAGCGTTTGGCGATGTGCTCGAATAGCGGCTTGGCACTGCCGTATTGCTCATGGCGTTCTGCGACCGTGGTGGCAGCAATGTTCAGAAGGTTCGGAGCACTCATGCCACATGCCTCCAACGACGGCGATTGACAATATCATCGATAGTCTGTCTGCAAATTCCAAAGCCTTCCGCAGAAACCGATCTGGGTATTTTCATTTCATCCATACTTCGGATCGCACAAATGCAAATGTCATCCAACTTCGCTTGCCCATTCCGGCTCCCACGATTGTGCGTGCCATGTTTAAACGTATCGGCAACGTTCTCGCGTTGCGTTGCCCAACGGAGATTGAGCCAATGGTTGTTCCGCCGACTGCCATCGGCATGTGCGACAACATGGTTTGCACTCGGGGCAGCACCAAGAAAAGCCATTGCGATCAGGCGGTGAACTGTCATTGTTTTTCGCCGATTGTTTCGCCAAAGGGACACCTGCATATATCCTGTCTGCTTGTTGACCCACGGTTTCAAAATACGCCCAGGCCTAGTGCCCCGGCCTCCTGTAGAGCGACAAATTTCTCCAATTTCAGAAGCTTCATATTCCGCCCATTCTGGGATGGCATTCCATTTGATACTCATGACACACCTCCCATGCGGTGGTCCTGTGCCCACCCCAGCAGGGCCAAAGCGTCGGCCTCGTTGTCGTCGCTAGGATTGAACCCACGTTCCTGCATGGCAACGATCATTGCCTGCTTGTTGGCGTTGCCCTTGCCAGTGGCATGACGCTTGATGGTGCCGACGGGAACAGCCTCGTAGGGGATTTGATGGTGTTCGCACCAGGCGGTGACGATAGCGAGCCAGCCGCCATAGGCATGCGAGCTATCTGTAGAAATATGACGCCGGACCTCCTCAACGAGCACGACGTCCAAACCACCGGCCATTTGCTTGATCTCAGTCAGCCATT